GTATACCAACAGTCCACAGTGCGGCTACCGAGATATTTGATCAAAGCAGACATCAGAACGTTCCTTACAAAGATGAGTTCCTCACTGAGAACTACACGGGTGCAGATGTGTCAAATAACCAACTGAGCATATCTTTCACACCTAAATCTGTAAACGAGTTCGAAATATTTGTTGGTGGTAAGAGATTACGTAAGAACAGTATAAGTGTATATGATCCAGCATTAGGGCAAGACAGTCCTGAAGCGGACAGCACTTCACCAGCAGAATTCACAGTAGATGGTGTTAATCCTGTGATAACATTTACAACAACACCTGCCACAACTGCCAAAATTGTGGTTATAAGAAAACAAGGGAAAATTTGGCATGATACGGAAAAAGCACTCAGTCAGACGGAGAATGACATAGCAAGATTCATACGTCAAAAAGAAGTGGCTTTGCCGCAATAAATACAGTAAGAAATTGGAGCACAAATGAGTAAAATAAAAGAAAACAGCGGAGTATTAGTTCAAGGACATATTAAGATACATGACCCTGAATCCGGTGCTGTATTCGTTAATAAACGCAACGCGATACACTATGAAAATATGAGTATTGCTTTGGCTGAAAGTGTTGCTAATCAAGGGCAAGGCTTCATCAGTTCTATGGCGTTTGGTAACGGTGGAACATCAGTTGATCCAACAGGTATTATCACATATCTAACTCCAAACAGTACTGGCACAAATGCAAGTTTGTACAACCAAACATTTACTAAAATTGTAGATGATAGATCAGTTTCTAATTTAGATCCACAAAGAAATAAAATAGAAACAAGACACGTAAATGGTACGAACTACACAGATGTTGTTGTTACTTGTTTGTTAGACTACGGTGAACCGAATGGACAAGACGCAACTGACACAGCATCAGCATCAGACAGTTTATATGTTTTTGATGAACTTGGACTTGTAAGTTACGCATCATCTGGAACAGGCAAATTATTAACACACGTAATTTTCCATCCAGTACAAAAAAGTTTAAACAGATTGATACAGATAGATTACACTGTTAGAGTACAAAGTTTAACAGGTTTTAACGAGGGGTAATAAATGGCATATACCATTAATTTTTCCGATGCAATAAACAAAGGCACTATCACTATTAATGACAATACAATTAATAATGAGACAAGTCTACGTTTACCAGGAAAAAACACAACAAGTTATGGTACTATAATTGCAGAAAATTTTCTACATCTTTTAGAAAATTTTGCAAACAGCACCGCTCCATCGAGACCTATTGAAGGACAACTTTGGTTCGATACGACAGCAGGAACAGATCAATTGAAAGTGTATGATGGTACCAATTGGGTAGCGTCAGGTGGACTTAAAAAAGCAATCAATCAACCTAGTGCTTCAGAAAGCGTCACAGGTGACCTTTGGGTTGATACAAATGCACAACAACTTTACTTGTTCACAGGAACAGGTTGGGTTCTCATAGGTCCGCAATATAGTTCAGGACTAACAACAGGTGCAACTCCTGTTGTGGTTACTGGCACAGATGATTTAAATTACAGTATTGTAAAATTAGAAGTTTCAAGCAAGACAGTGGCAATTATCGCTTCTGATCAGTTTACACCTAAAAGTAACATAGCAGGATTTTCAACTTTATATCCTGGATTAAATTTAAGTGTTGCAAACATCACTGGTGACGGTATAGGTAAATTTTATGGCACTGCTCAAAAGGCAGAGAATTTAGTTGTCGGTACATCAACAGTCGCGGCAGGAAATTTTTTAAGAGCAGACACAACAAGTTTAACTAACTTTCCAATTAAAGTAAAAACAGATGACGGTGTTGAAGTTGGTGCGGCTGGTTCGTTCAAGATGTTTGTTGAGAACCAAGCAGGTATCTTCCAATTAAGCACACTAGATGAAGAAATAGATTTTAGATTAAACAATCAAGGACAAACAACAACAGTATTAAGAGTAAGTTCACAAGGACAAGTTGGAGTAAACAAAACTAATCCAACACAGGCTTTAGATGTAGCAGGTAATATTCTAGCAAGTGGCTCAGTACAAGCAGACGGAACAACTGATGCAACTAACGTAAGTTCAGGATCAATAATTGCAAAAGGTGGAGTAGGCATTGCTAAAAAACTTTTTGTAGGCGATGCTACGAGCATTGCTGGTGACGTTACAGCAAACAATATTTTGCCACAAACCAATAACACTTACAGCATTGGTGCAACGAACAATCAATACAACAACATTTACGCAAATAATTTTGTAGGAAATGTAACTGGTAATGTTAGTGGTACAGTGTCAGGAACTGCCGGACAGGCAAACAAATTAACAACAGCAACAACATTTAACCTAACTGGAGATGTAACAGCAACATCATTTTCTTTTGATGGACAAACAGGCGGTACATCAAAAACATTTAATACATCTATAAGCAATTCATTTATAGGAAATCAAACTTTAACAACAACAAGTTCTGTATCAGACGAATTAATAATAAACAGAACATCTGGAACAACAGGAATATTTAAAACTACTGTTGGTTCGATTGTAAACACAATACCAACGCCACCAGTTGGATCAATTATGATTTATGCTGGTGCGACTGCTCCTACAGATTGGTTAATGTGTGATGGTGCTGAAATAAGCAGAGCAACATATAACAAATTATTTGCAGTAATAGGAACTCAGTTTGGTACGCCAAGTACAACAGCGGTATTTAAAACTCCTGACTTGCGTGGAAGATTCCCATTAGGTAAAGACAACATGGGACAGGGATCTGCAGATAGAACAACGGCAGTCTTTGCTGATAACCTAGGTCAGGGTGCAGGTGCAGAAAAGAAAACTATTACAAAAGAAAATTTACCACAACACGAACACAATCTCCAAGCAAACAATGGAGATCAGTTCTTTGCGTCAAGAATGATTGCTGGTGCATCTGGAGATGCAGAAGTAACAACTAGAAGCGGACCTGATTTAAATAACACAGCCGGCGCACAACAATTACCTAACACAGGGGGATTAGCAGGCACAACAGGACAATTATTTGATGTGATGAACCCTTACTTAACAATTAATTACATCATTTACACTGGAGGAATTTAATGAGTTATAAGTTAAACAAAACAGATGGCAGTTTACTTGTTGACCTAGTAGATGGTCAATTAGATACTACATCAAGTGACTTAACACTTATAGGAAGAAATTACTCTGGTTTTGGCGAAGTTCTAAATGAAAACTTTATTCAACTACTAGAAAATTTTGCAAACAGTGCCGCACCTACTAATCCAGTTAGAGGTCAATTATGGTTTGATACAACAGAAAACAGATTAAAAGTTTACAACGGAACTTCATTTACAGCAAGTGGTGGAGTCACCGTACAAGCAAATCAACCTAACATGGTTGCAGGTGACTTATGGATTGATAGTTCTGCAAGTCAATTATATTTCTTTGATGGTACAAATTTAAGACTTGCTGGTCCAGTATTTTCTAAACAGTCAGGAACTTCTGGATTCCAAGTTGCAAGTGTGCTTGACACACAAAGTATTACAAACTATGTGGTCAAAATGTTTGTTGGCGGCAACCTTGTTGGAGTGCATAGTAATAATTCATTTACTCCGGCGGCAGGTGCACAAATTACAGAACTAGTGACAAGTGGAAATCCAACGGGTGCTATTGTAAAAGGTTTCAACACTGTTGGTACTGACTATAAATTTGTTGGAACGTCTACAGTGTCTGAAGCATTGAAAGATGGTGCAGGTGTAGTAAGAACAGGTGATCAATACTTAACAGCGGACAGTGATGATACAACAACTGGTGCGATTACAATTCAAAATAATGATGGACTAACAGTAGGATTAAGCAACAACACAAAACTTTCATTTACAAATAATGCATTCACAATCGCAAATCAACTTACAGGTCAAGACGTAGAAGTAAAAGTAAGAAGACCTGCAGAAACTTCTGCAATAAAAGTTGATGCCACAAATGCTAGAGTGGGTATTTTTAAAGCGTCTCCAACTAAAACTTTAGATGTAGGTGGTGATGTAAACATTGATGGTAATCTAGTTGTAAGTGGTACGCAAACATCTATAGATGTAACCACATTAACAGTTGAAGATAAAAATATTGACTTAGGTAAAAAAGACGATGGCACTGTTGGAAATGATGCGGCGGTAGACGATGGTGGTATCATATTAAATTCATCAGATGGTAACAAAACTTTTATTTGGAAAGACGGAACAGATTCTTGGACAAGTTCAGAAAATATTGACCTTGCATCAGGCAAAGGAATTAAAATTAACACAAATTCTGTTTTAACAGAAACGGCTTTGGGTGCTTCAGTAACTTCTGCTCCAGGACTTACTACAATCGGAACACTAAATCAAGCAACTATTGCCAATGTACAAATTGGACCAACAGATGGTTTAATTACAAGTTTAAATGCAAACGCACTAAAATTAGATAGTGCAACAGCGGTAATAGAAGTACAAAACAAAAGGATATCAGGAGTTGCAGATCCAACTTCGGCGCAAGATGTGGCAACAAAAGCCTATGCAGATGGAAGCACGGTAATTGGTGTACAATTAGATATTACAGGTCTAGGTGCAAATGCAGGAAACAATTATGCACCTGTAGGCGTGTTACTTGAAAAACTATTCCCTGCAGGCGGATATGATTCAACAAGTCCACAACCACCAGGAAATGGAAATCCATCAAGTCCATTCTATAATTCAAGCATAGCCCCGAGAGCACAAGGCGTTATTGCTAGAATAAGAACACTGGATTACGGATCTACAGGAGGTTTTAGCATACCTAGTATTAGTTTAGGTGCTTTCAAAAACTTTACACCTGTTGACCAAACAATCACGGCGGCACAAAGAACTATCGCTAGTGTAACAACATATGCACAGGATAACTCCTTGGGTACAACAACAAAATTAACAATGAGTGCGGCACATTTCTATGAAACAGGACAAGCGATTGTTGTAAATGGAACAACATTCAGTGGTGGTATAGGCACTATTGATGGCAACTACACAGTTCAATCAGCAGAATTTTCTGCAGAAGCACCTAACTATGTTTCAATTACAATTAACTACGACTCTCAGGCAAGTGGCTTGTTAGGTGGTAATTACAATGCTTC